AAATGAATAAGGAAATCTTAGAAGAGCAACAAAAAGCCTCTAGTTTACTTGAAAAAATCCTTTTGGCTTTTACGCCTAAAGAAAAGGAAATTGAAGTAAAACTAGGAAGCGTAAAAATTGCGGATGGTTCGGTAACTATCGAGTTTGAGGGCGACACTTTGCAAAAGGATATAGCTTGCTGGGTAATTGCTGAGGACGGTACAAAAGTACCAGTACCAGTCGGAGAATATGTATTAGAAGACGGGAGTACATTAGTAGTTACGCAAGAGGGTATTGTAGGAGATGTGAAATCAGTTGAAGCAGCACCTGCCCCAGATGCACAAGCAGCGCCACAAGCAATGGCTGACGAAGCACAGCAAGACGCAAACATTGCTAAAGAAATTGAAAGTGCTATTAAATCTATAATGATTAAATACGAAGCACAAGAAAAACAAATTATTGAACTTAAAGCAGAATTAGTTGAATTAGGTAAACAGCCAGCGAGCAAACCAATCAATGCAAAACCTGCAACAGTTGAATTAAAAAAAGGCAAATTTTCAGACTTATTAAATAAAATTAACAACAATTAAAAATAAAATATGGCAACTACATTAGACATTACAACAAACTACGTTGGAGAAGTAGCGGGTGATTATATCGGTAAAATGATTAAAGGGAGTAATACACTTTCAGATAATCTTGTTACCATTTTACCAAACATTGTAAGTACTACTTACTTACGTAAAATTGAAACGGCTGATTCATTCGTAGATTACGTTTGTGGATTCACTCCTGCTGGTTCAATTACACTTTCTGAATACGCAATTACACCGAAAAAAATTAAGTGGGATTCTGAATTGTGTAAAGAAGACTTTAGACAATTATGGACTGCTAAAGAAATGGGATTCTCAGCACATAACGATTCATTGCCAGCAACTGAACAAGGTGCAATCCTTATGGATATGGCTAGAGTTATCGCTAGAAAAGTAGATTTGGACATTTGGCAGGGTGATAATACAACAGGTAAATTCAACGGATTGATTCCTCAGTTAGTTGCAGATGCTTCTGTTATTGATGTGGCTACACCTGTTGCAATCACTTCTGCAAACGTTGAAGCTGAATTAGCTAGATTTGTAGATGCTGTTCCTGATGCAGTTATCGGAGCTGACGATTTAGTACTTGGGGTTTCTACAAATGTTTTAAGAGCATTGAAAAAAGTTCAAGGTTCACAAGCTAGAGCAAACGGAACTTTTGCTAATCCATCTGAATTTGATTTTAACGGTTATACTTTAACTGAAATCAAAGCATTATCCGCTAATACAATGGTAGCTTACACTAAATCAAACGTTACTTTCGTAACTGGATTGTTAGCAGACCACAACGAAATTAAAATTAAAGATATGGATGAAACTGATTTATCAGGTAATATCCGTATGAAAGTTGTATTTACGGGTGCGATTGGATATGCTTACGGTGGGGAAATCGTTCTTTACAAAGCATAATTTAAATAAAGTAACAAAGGGGGGTTAGTTCTCCCCTTTAAATAAAATATAAATATATGGCTTTATGCGATTTTATTACAGCGGGGCGTGATAAAGGTTGTAAAAACTCCATAGGTGGTGCAAGTAAATTGTATCTATTTAATGGCGTTGACAATCCTTTTACAGTTGCTGCGGGTGTAGTTTCAGCAATCAATCCACTTGTTACGAGTGTGTTTGAATTTGAATTAGAGGGCGATGGAAATAATGTAGCTGAAAATTTAGTATCAGATAGAAATACGGGGGCTTCTGTTAATACTCAAACTATCACAACAGTTCTTAAAAAAATGGATGCTGTTACATCTGCTGAAATGAATTTATTAGCTTATTCGTTTCCTATGGCAGTTGTTAAAGATAGAAACGGTATCTTTCACGCTATCGGTATTGATGATGGTATTGATTTCACAGTAGCTACTTCTACTGGTGGTGCTAAAGGAGATATGAACGGTTATACTCTTACAGGTGTAGCAACTACAAACGCTTTATCTCCTAAATTAGACAACACAACTATTACTGCTTTTTTAGCATTGGTATAATTTAGAATTATTATAAATAAAAGCCTATCATTTAATTATGGTAGGCTTTTTTTGTCTATGTAACAACTTTGTAAAATAATAGTTTTAATAGTATGAAAGTAGTACTACCGATAGATACAACGCATTTAATAGCTTTAATACCTCGTTATTATACGAGTGATGCACTTGTATTGGAGTTATACAATGAAGTAAAGCAAACAAAAGAGATTGTTTCTTGTATTTATATCATTCAAAATGGATTAATGACTATTACTTTTGATTATAATTTCATTGAAAATGATAAATTTGCTATAAAAATAAGTGATTCTAACGGGGTAATTTATAGAGATAAGATATTTGCAACCTCGCAAACTACACAAGATTTTAAAAGCAACAAAGATTTATACTATTATGAGTAACGATATAAGATTAATACAACTTTCTAATTATATTAAACCTAAATTAGAAGAGAATAAAGCAAAAAATTGGGTATTAAATGGTAAAAATAATAGTTTTTATCAGTATGTAATAGACCGTTTTAATGGTTCACCTACTAATTCAGCTATAATTAATTCTTACATCGACCTTATTTATGGTCGTGGATTAAGTGCATACAATAAAAATACTACACAATGGATTGAATTTGTATCTAAAATGAACCCTAAAGAGTTACGTAAGATAATTACAGACTTTGAATTGTTCGGTGAAGCGTCTTTCCAAGTTATAAAAGCTAAAAATAAAAAGGATTTAGGTTCTATTTATCACTTACCAAAGGAACAAGTAGTACCAAGTTTAGAAAATGAAGATGGAGAAATTTTATCTTATTGGCACTGTAAAGATTGGAGTAATACAAATAAAAATAAGCCAGTAGAATATAGTGCATTTGGAACTTCTAATGATGAAATAGAAATCTATTGTATTAGACCTTACAAAGCGGGAAAAAACTATTTCAGTGACCCTGACTACATCGCATGTATGCCTTACGCTGAAATGGAAGAAGAATTATCTAACTTCTATATAAATTCTATTAAAAAAGGATTAAGTGCTGGGTATATAATCGATATTGTTGATGGTGGTATTTATACACAAGAGCAAAAAGAAGAGTTAGAAAATAAGATTAAGCAAAAGTTAACAGGCTCGCCAAATGCAATGAACTTTATCATTAATTTTAAAAGCGGTGTAGCTGAAATTAACATTGTTCCTTTTCCTGTAAATGATGCACAGCATAAGCAATGGGAGTACCTAACAGCCGAAGCTAGACAGCAAATAATGACAGGGCATAGGGTTGTAAGTCCTATGTTGTTTGGGATTAAAGATAGTACAGGTTTTGGTAATAATGCGGACGAATTAGACACAGCAGAAGCACAATTAATGAAACGCATTATAGCACCTAAACAATCATTTATAGTTGACGCTTTAAAGGATGTTTTAGAACATTATAATATTAATTTAGACTTGTATTTTTTACCGTTAACGGAACAAAAAAGCGGTGTAAATACTAATTTATCGACGCAAGTATGCTGTAGTAATGAAAAAAAAAACTTAGATAGCAACGTAGCTGACGAGTTAATAAGTTTGGGTACTGATTCAATGACTAATGAATGGGAATTAGTAGAAACAAAAGTAGTTACTGATATTGAAACTGATTTACATTTTGCTAATACAGGAATTGCAAGACCAAACGCAAAAGACTCACAAGATGGTGAACTATTTAAAAGTAGATATAGATACATTGGTGAGTTAAGTTCAAATAGCCGTGAATTTTGTACTAAAATGATTAACGCAAATAAGCTATATAGATTAAGCGATATAAACGCAATGAGTAATAAGGTAGTAAATGAGGGATGGGGGCCAAATGGTGCTGATACATACGATATTTTATTATACAAAGGTGGCGGAGCTTGTAGACACGCATGGCAAAGAGAAACTTACAGATTGAAAGCTGATGTAAATAGTCCAAATGCTGAACAAATAACACCATCACAGGCTAGAAAAGAGGGCGAAATATTACCTACAATAGATAAAAAAGCATATCAAAAGCCTAACGACATGCCTAACAGGGGATTTTTAAACAAATAATTATGGCAGAATTACTATTTATACGACCACAAGATATAACTGCTTCAACAATTCTAAGCGGGAATATTGATATTGACAAATATAATTTTGTTATTTTAGATGTACAATTAAGAGTAATTGAACCATTGCTAGGTACTGAACTATACGACAAAATAGTAAGCGATATTGAGGGTAGTGGATTAAGTGGATTGTATTTAAAAATGTTTGATGACTACATTAAACCAATTTTGAAACATCAAACAGTAGCTGAGTATATAGAAATTGCTTCTTACATGGTTGATAATGGGGGCATATATAAGCACACATCAGACAATAAAGAAATTGTCAACAAAGATGAGGTATTGTATTTGTCGCAAAAGTCAAAAAGTTTAGCTACAACTTATATTAAAAGGTTTGATAAATGGATTTGTAAAAACCCGTTGCCAGAATATAAGACTTACCAAGACGAGGTAAATGCTACTAAGAACATAAACACGATGACAGGATGGTACTTCAAATAAACGGAAGAGATAAAGTATGTAAAGATAGTATAACTGGCGTAAAGCGTGTTTATATTACGCCTTATGTAAAAGTGCCACGAAGTCAATATATGTACAACGGTGTTAGGTTAACTAATTTTCCATTGACTTATTTTTATAAATTTGACTTTAATACACAAGCTAATTTTACTCAATCTTTAGAAATAAAAGAGGGTAATACATTTTATAATCAATCTTTATCTTTGACATTTAACAAAGCTAGTGAATTTGATAATTTAAACTTTCAAAAATTAGTTAAAACGGATTTTCGTATCATTTTAGAAATGAAAAACGGTGACTTTTTAATGATTGGTTTTAAAAATGGTGTTAGTGCTGATAAATTAGAAACATCCGAAAGTAGACAATACCAAATATCTTTTAAAGGAATTGAAGAAGATTTATCTCCTTATGTAACTACATTGATAGGCACTAAAATATTAGTAATTGATGGATTAAATGCATTAGTTCAAAATGGTAATAACTTAATTTTTCAAGATAACACAAACTTTTTACTTTAAAATATGGCTACAATAGATACAAAAATAACAGATTTAAACGAGAAACTAAAAGCATCGGGCGATAGTTGGTTACACTTTGTCGATATAAATGACTTTTCTCAAGACCCTAACGGTAGCTCTTTTAAAATTAAAAAAGATAATTTTATAGGTAAAGTTAATTTAACAGTAAAAAAATACACATTAGAATCACAATTGCCTACGGTTGGAGATTTGAATACTGTTTACTTTCTAAATGTTGCAAATGTAAAATACCTTAAATACTGGGATGGCACGCAATATTTAAACGCAAGTGCAAAGCCTACAATGCCTTTTACCGTTCAAGATTTCTTTAGAGATTTTTACGCTACAAAAAGCAAAATAGTACTTGCTAATTATAACGGAAAATGCGCTCAAATAGCAGTTATAGAGGATGAAGATAATGGTGGCACTTTTACACATTATTTCTACAATGGCTCAGAATTACAATGGATAGTTTCAGTTAATCAATAAATAAAAACAAAATGGCAGTAAATACAATTCCCGTATCTTTTAATAATATAGCGGATTTAATTTTGACAGAAGGAAAACCAATTGCAGGGTCTTCATTTTCATACAGTGGCGTAGCATCTTCATCACGAACATCATTTGGGAGTTCTACTAATGTAGGATATGGAAATGGTATTTTCGTTACAAATGTTCAGATGACTGTTAACTCAGCAATACCTGTAGGGGTTCAATTAACAATAAACGACCAAGTTGAGGGGTCAACTTTTGAAACAATTAGTCAGGTTTTTAGAAACAAAATCCTAAACCAAACCATAAATATACCCGTTAATCAATATTTTAGGAATTTCCCCGTTTTTACTGGATATTTAGAAAATGGGGATGGGACAACTACATGCAAGATAGATGTAAACATTAACGGCACGGTTATAACAGACTCGAACAACATAAGGGGTAAGAATACCATTCTATGGGTAGGGGATTCAATTTCCGCCATGAGTGGCTTACCTCAAAATGCTTATGCAAAAAAATATGAGTTACACACACACATGGTTAATG